TGGTAAACGGCGAAGCGGGAGTAGCCATGCTCTTCCGCCCAGGCGGCGAAGGTTTTGCCTTCGGCGTCGAATTTGGCTTTGAGCTGCTCGGGGGTGAGGATTTTGCTGGCCATGATCGGCTCCTCGTGGGCTGGTAAATCGTTATTGGTAGGGATTGATATGAATCCTAAGGATTCATTTGAATCCTTGCAAGGGGTTTTATGGGAAATTTCATGGGCGCTCTTTTGCGCCTCAAAGAACAGCTAGGCGTAGAAGCGGATAAAGATGTGGCCGACCTTCTTGGGCTGTCCGCTAAGGCGTTTGCATCAAGGAAGAACCGAGATGCTTTCCCCGAGGACAAGCTGCTGGCCATGGTCGCCCGGCGCCCTGACCTGGTAGTTGATCCGCAGTACGTGCTGACGGGTATGACCGCCAAGGAGCGGTTTGCGGCGGCGAACGGCAGGCCGCCAGCGAGCTACCAGGAGCTGACGGAGTGGGTTATTGGTGGGCATGGTCGAACCGTGACCGATCAGTCATATGTCTCGACGTCGAGACATATGACCGAATCGTGCGATCCGGTCACAGATTTAGGGGCGGCGCCACTGATCGATGCAGAGCGCCTGGCACGCATCGTCGAGCTGCTGGAGGCCTTCGCCGCCAGGGCGGGCAAGCGCTGGCCAGCCAAGCGGCTGGTGGCGGTGGCGGCCGAGGTTTAGAACGTGCTCGCGGATGAGCCGGCCCTGGATGAGCCCAAGGTCGAAAGGATTTTGAAGTTGGTGGTGAATCGCTGAAGTAGCAAGGAAAGGAGTGGTAATGCAGAGCGAAGATCGTTTGGCCGAGCTGGCCGAGAAGCTAAGGGATGAGCGTGATGAACTGCCGGGGGTGGAGCCCTCATCAGTGCCATCGGTGAAGCTGGAAGCTACTGGGGAGCACATCAGCCAGATTGGCACCCAGGTAAACATCAACCACAACGCTCCGGCGCCTGACCTGTTGTCGCCCGAGCAGCGCCGCCGACTCAATCGTTTGGTTACCGAAATCAGCAGTGAGTACGAGGCGGACCCGCGCCTGCTCTGGAAAGACGTTGTGCATACCCGTACTGGCGTGAGCTCCATTGAGGAGATCACCAAGGACAGGTTTGCCGATGCCGAGCACGCCCTGCTTGATCATGCGGAGATGCTGCGCCAACAGGCCCATGCCAAGCGCCTGGTTGCAGAAGTGCTGGAGGTGGCGAATCGGCGCGGCGTGTACCAGGAGATGACGCGCTACTGCTCCCGCGAGTTCGGTGCCACGGTGCTGAACAAGCTCAACCCGGAACAGCTCAAGGCCGTGCTGCGTTTCGTTGAGGCGGATGCGTCGCCCCAGGCAGCGCCCAAGGCTGAGAAGCTGCCGTTCATGAAGCGCATGATTTTCCTCTCATCCCAGCACCCCGTGCATCTGGCAACTGTGCTGGCTGTCGGCATCGTTATCGGCAAGATCTTCTAACCAGGAGAAATGGTAAGTGCTCAAGAAACTTGTTTTTGCTGCCTTCACGGCATCGATGTTGGCCGGTTGTGCGCCGCAGAAGCCAATAACAATTCACGCCCCTTTTGATGCCGGTGAAGCTGGAGCGCTTACCAGAAAGGGGGTGAACATGATCTCTGGTAGCGCGTTGATCCGCCAGAACGGTGGTGGCGTGGTTACATGTGCTGGGCTGCCGGTTCTGTTGGTGCCTCAGACCGCCTATGCGACAGAGCGAGTTAGGGCGATTTATGGCAACACGAACCGAGGCTATAACCCGATCACTCGTAGGCTCGCCTTTAGCCCAGATCCTTCCACTTACATGCAGATGACTAGAGAGACGCTCTGCGATGCGCAGGGCAACTTCAGCTTCCCTGATGTTGCTGACGGCTCGTTCTACGTCATCAGCGTCATCTCCTGGACCGTAGCTAACTCACCCCAGGGCGGAAGTCTGATGCAGTTCGTGAATGTTAGCGACGGACAAAGCCAACAAGTCGTGCTCAGCCCGTAATGATGAGGCCGCACATAAACTGACGATGTCGAGGGTGAAATGAAGCGCGATATGGATGTGGTTCGTCAGCTGGTATTACGGCTTGAAGACGGCTATTTGAACAAGCTGGATGGAGTAGAGGCACCTGTGTACCTCTACCATGCCCAGTTACTGATCGAGGCGGGTCTGGCGGAAGGAGCATTGGCTGCCCCGAATCGCGGCGTGCCGAGCGCAGCGATGCTATGGAGGCTGACTTGGGCGGGCCATGACTTCGCTGACGCCATTCGCAATGACACCATCTGGAACAGCGCCAAGGAAAAGGTCATTAAGCCATCTGCCTCATGGACGTTCGGGGTGCTCCTCGACTTCCTCAAGCTGGAGATCCGCAGGCACATTCCCGGCCTGGAGTAGCTCGCGCAGCTCTAGCGCGCAATTGGCGTAGCACATGGCGCCGTGCTCAATCAGGCGGCGTCCCGCTTCATCCTTCTCCAACTCTGCGCTGGCGAACTTGGCTCTGGCTCGTTGAGCCCAGGTATCACAAAGGCCTTGCAGGGCTTTATCTTTCATGGGGCAACTCCGGTTCTTTTTAGTGGCCGGCTGATCCTGCTCTCCCAGCCCGGCAATGTATTTTTGCCGCGTCCAAATTACTCCGCGCGCGCGCGTGGCGATGATCGTCCTGCCTGCTGATGCAGGAAGGACCATCAGCCCGGCCATGGATGGCCACCAGCGCGGAGAGCCCCATGTCTCGTTCCCCCCATTCCCATCGGCGCCAGCGTGCGCCGCGCATGACCCTCTGGACGATCATCGCCCTATGCCTGCTGCTGGCCCTGGCCGCAGTGCGCCCGGAGCAGCTCCAGGTAGTGCTGTACAAGGCTGGTCTGGTGACGCTGGCCGCTGTGATCGGCTACTGGCTTGATCGCGGCCTGTTCCCCTACCGCGAAGCCCGGCCGCATGAGTGCATCGGCGGCATTCACATCGTCGGCGCCTGGCTGCGCCGTGCCCTGATCGTCCTGGCCGTGGTGCTGGGCATGACGTTGGGGCTCTGACCATGCGCAACGCATTGCTATTGGCGCTTGCGAGTGTGATGGGCACAGGGTGGGTGGCCTTGGCGTTTCTGCTGGCCGCTGTGACCAGCTGCCACCCCGTGCAGGCAGCAGATGCCGTGCCGGCCGGAGCCGATCAATACCGCCGCACCCTGGTGCGCGCCGCTCATGCCGAGTGGGGCCTGGATGCGCCGGTGGCCACGCTGGCCGGCCAGGTCCATCAAGAGAGCCGCTGGCGCAGCCAAGCGCGCTCGCCTGCAGGTGCTCAGGGTCTGGCGCAGTTCATGCCGGCCACGGCCGACTGGATGGCCGAGCTGTACCCCAAGAGCCTGGGCCCGGCCCAGCCTTACAACCCAGGCTGGGCTCTGCGCGCCATGGTCGCCTACGACCGCTGGCTGTACGCACGCAACCAGGCCACCAGCAACTGTGAACGCTGGGCCTTTGTTCTGTCCGCCTACAACGGCGGGCTTGGCTGGGTGAACCGTGACCGCAAGCTGGCCTCGGCTAAAGGCGCCGACAAGCTGGCCTGGTTCGATTCCGTCGAGCGGCACAATGCCGGCCGCTCGGCTGCCAACTTCCGTGAGAACCGCCATTACCCACGCGCCATCCTGCTGCGCTGGGAGCCCATGTACGCGGCTGCCGGCTGGGGCCCTGGTGTGTGTGCCGAGAGGTACAGCCGTGAAACTTCCCATGCTCTTTCTGCTGGCAACGCTTACCGCCAGTACGTCACCTGCCGCCTGTTCCCGGAACTGGCTCGCTGCCAGCGAGCTGTACGCATCGCCACCACCGCGCGACCGCTCCACGCCGCGCCTGCCGCGCAAGTTCAGGCGTAAGGGGCGGCGCTGATGCAGACCTTCATCCGCTGGATCGGTGACCACATCTGGCTGCTGCTGATCATCATCTTCGCGGCAGCCTTCTGGGTGAACGGTTCGGCCATGTACGACAGCGGATATCGCACGGCCAAGGCCGAGGGCGAGTCCGCCCTGCAGAGCCTGCGCCTGGAGTACTCCGAGCAGAGCCGTCGAGCAGCTCAGGAGAACCTTGCGCACTACCGCCAGCAGGTGGAGCGCGCCAACCAGGCCGAGCAGCTGTTCCTCGACGGCCAAGCGCAGATCCAGCAGCTGCAGAGCCAACTCAACCAGGAGCGAATCGCCCATGTCTCGACTCAGTACCGCCCAGCGGCAGGCGCTGC